AGAAGGTTAGCCAAAAGCTCTACCTTTTTATTTTCATTGAGAGAACCGGCGAGGATCTGGTTCAGGTTATTTACAATACCGTCTTCGGGTAAACTCATATGAGCCTTAGCGAATTGATGTCGAATAAAGTCATCGGTGATATCACCCTCCAACCTCTTTGGAAAATATCCACCAAAAGGGTCGTGCTCTCTATCTTCAACCTCGCCTAGTTTACGGTTTGGTTTCAGATTAAGAGGCTTCGTTCGAATCTCTTTCCACCTAAGCTCATCATCTCTCCTCTTATCTTCGTATGTAGAAAATATCTTTCTTTCTCCATTTTCTGATTTTCCGAGTACCTTATGAACTCCAAAGTAAAGACCCACGTTTAAAAAGGGTATAAGCTTTGGAGTCATCCCACCTCTACCACCAAACGGACAGCCAAGAGTGTAATGAACACTCATACTGTTTATATTCAAATATGTTCTATGGTGGTAAGCCTTTCCAACTGACATCGAGAGACCGACACCTGCTCCTATTCTTATATGTTTCTCCCAGAGTCTTCGAGGCGCAGCATAAACCATATCATCACCGTTCACAAGAACGTGAGATAATCGGTCTTTAGTAGACCACCCACCATTCTGATGATGGGTAGCTGTTGCAGCCAGGTAGACTCCAAGATTAGCTAAATTAAGGATTGGGAAGCTCAAAATTGAACCCATAAGTTGTCCATTCTGTTGTGTTCCACGATAACCATAACCCCCACATCCTAAAGGATAGAAGAGGTGATGGGGTCCTAAGACCTGCATGGCCTCATCCCGAAGTTTCTTTGGGCAGTATTTAAGAATACGCTTTAAGATCTTCCTGGAATAAGTCCAAGATAAGTTATCTGTAGCAGCAGAATAGTCAACCGAGAACCATTCATCATGTTCGTCTGACTTCTGAACTAAATCATAAATCATACTTGCACAAAAAGGTTTCCCAATTAAACGGAAGCAAGGCATCTTTCTTAAGATGTCATGGAGGGCTATTTGGAGAGGTTTCATTCTATAGTACTCAAGATATTCTCCTTTCGAAATTATACGAATCTTGAGGGGCTCTAAGACGGCCTGGATCTCGCAACGCAGATCACGTTGCTCTTCTCTAAGTGGATATTCTCGATCGTTCCACCATCGAGCCTCATTCTGGTCCGGAAACTCTTTGCTATCAAAGTAGTTAACGCCGATGGGCTCGGTATCATAGAATGCGAGGGACTCCCAGTCTTCCTCGCCCGATGGATTGAAATGTTCTACAACCCTCGGAGTTCGATACAGTCTTCCTCCACGAGATCCCACAAGATAGGGATCAAATTCCATGGAAACAAGGTCCTCGAAACCGATGTGCATGGATGCATCGACAACTTCAAAGCCGTCGAGCCATGACTCATTGCCTTCCACTTCATAAGAAGATCTCTTAGAAAGGTTGGACAATCTACCAAACGCGCCACCTTGGCTACGCTTAGTTCGGTAACAAGAACTTTGTGAGGGGCACTCTTTGAGGAAATCTTTAGTATCCGGGAACGCTGCTGTCAGCTGTTTCTGAACACTATTGAGAACTTCATTGAATGTCTCATCTCGAAAGATCTGGTCTATGACAAGATCGTCACAGTTATCGGCCTTAGTTAAAGTATCAAAATGTTCATGATACGCGTCGTCAACAAGGTCTTCGCTGACGGGGAGAGCACTTCTTTTACATTGAAGCCACGAATACAGAAGATGGGTATTTCGTGAGTTAAAAGCTACAATTCTAGCCTTCAACCATCTCTTAAAAGCACCAGCTGGACGCCAAATAAGGTCCGGGCATGGTGGTAATTCGTTTCTCAAATATCTCGCAAGAGGGTAAGCTAGAACGTATTTAATACGTTTTATCCACACCTTCTCGCTCAGTGAGGTATTAAGATATTGGGCAACTTGCTTCTCCATTTGACCTATCAGCTGTCTAGAACAGTCATGATGGTGGAGAACCAGGGCAAGTCCACGAATTACGGCGCTGCTTCGAGCTGCTATTGTGACATGATCGTCAGGGCAGGGAGCAGGAGATGAACCATCTGATTCATCTCAACGGTGCCAGGACATCCTGGCATTGGCGCATTTCAGTAAAAACAGGAATTCAGTTGCAAA